TTTGTTATTTTATAAGACATTGGTTTTCTATTTAGTCTTTTAATTTCTTCTAACTCTTCATATCTTTCAATCCATCTTTTCAAACTTCTTTCAGAACACTTGAAAATATCACAAGTTTTAGTATAATTAGTGTCGTTTTCTAAATAATATTTAACTGCCGTAATTTTATAATCTTCACTTTTGTGTTTAGACATTTAATATATAATTATTTATATATTAAAAAAATCGGCATTTTAAATCTTCAAGGGTGTAAATTAAAATATTTTGATTATAATGATTCAAAACATCTGCACCCCATCGCATATAATCCATACAACTCTTTGTGTCCATTTGCTGTGGTGAAAGATGGATGTTCTGTAATGGTAACCTTATAACACTCATATTCTTTCCCATCCAAAAGAACAAGATCGTATTTGAATGTTGGAGGGGCAATGAAACTTGTTGGATTTCGTTTGACATAATCATTCACAAAGACCAGTTGGTCCCATGTAAATATCCTGTCACAAAATTCAAATGATGCATTTTCGTAATTTTTTGAGGTGAAAATGTATTTCATGATGATGACAAGATCCATCATTAAACCACAATCGTCTGGTTTCAATTCATCAAGTTTTCCTTGTGCTTTTTTCATTCCTAAATCTTGAATCATTCGGATAGCCAGTGAACAAAGAGACATGTGTTTGAAGGATTTTGACATTTTGTTTTTATAAATTAATTTGTTAGGCACCATTAAAACAATAAAAAATCAATTTTTTTATCATATAAAAAAACCTACAAGCAATTTTTTTATCATATAAAAAAACCTACTGTAAACAATTTTCTGCGTCATTTTAAATATATTTTAAAATATATTATAATTATAATGACTACAATAGTTTCAGCATTTATCTCAAATGTAAATGATAGACATGATATAAATTTAGAAAAATATTTTAATTGTGGTATAAATTTATTACAAGTACAAATACCTAAAATAATTTTTGTAGATTCAATAATGTATAATAAAATTAAAGAATATGAAAATGAATTAACTAAAATTATTTTAATTGATAAGAAAAATTATTATTTATATAATTATATTGATAAAATTACTAACTTTAATGTTAATAATGGTAATGCTACAAAAGACACATTAGAATATATGATTACAATATGTCATAAAACTGAATGGATTAAAGAAGCTATTCAAATAAATTATTTTAATAATGATAATTATATATGGATTGATTTTGGTATTAGACACGTATTTAATTGTAGTGATTCAGAATTTATAGATAAAATAGATAATATTAAATCTAAAAAATATTATAAAATTAGGATAGCAAATATATGGGATTTAAATGCAACATTCCACGGCGATCATTATACCAAAATATTATGGTATTTTGCAGGTGGTGTTTTTGGTGGTCATAAAGATAATTTATTAATTTTCTCTGAAAAAATGAAAGATAAATGTATACAAATTATTGAAGATAAAAATATTATAATGTGGGAAGTTAATATTTGGTATTTTATATACATGGAAAATAAAGATTTATTTGTTCCTTATCCATGTAATCATAATGAATCAATTATTACAAATTATTAAAATAAATTTTTCGTTAAAGAAATTTTAAATTGTTCAGCCCTTGTTTTTGATTCTTCTGATATACTTAAACTAGTTTCATCATCCGAATATTTACAACCAGCAATCATAAACATATCTTTCCAACTTATAATACAAGAATATTTTTGTACCTTTAAAAATTTTTCAATATTTAATGTTTTACCTGTAACCATATTATCAATCATCTTTTTAATACCATCAATTATAATTTCTGATTTTTCTAAACTTGAAGTTTTACTTTCAGTAATTATTTTTGTTGTGATGATATCAACAACTGGTCCCAAATCTATATTCGTATCTTTGCGACATGTTGGACATGTTGAATTTCTAGTTGCGCATTCACGAAAACATTCAACATGTATAGGATCACGACAATTACCACATGGATAACACATAATTCTACCAGGTGTTTCATCATTAAAACATGTATCGTAACAAATTGGACATTTTGTTGTGTCATTTTTACTAGCTTGTCTAGATGTGTAAACAATAGACAAAACAATATCAGATGATGCCATTGGTTTAATTTCTGTTTTCAATGGAGTGTTGAAACTAGCAGATAATCCTTCATCAAGTTCATCATCTCTATTTATGATATTTCGGATTCGTTCAAGACGTTGTCTCATAATTGATAGGAAAATTACATAATCACGTGTTTCATTAATTTCTAACATTTGGATTAGTTCCAAATATTCATTAATAACATTATAACAATAAACATTACCTCGTGATAATGCATCATCAACCAGAGGATACACACGATCAAAATCTGCTTCAGTAATGTTCATTTTTTAATTAGTGTTATATTTTTATTATTAATTAAGGTTTAAAAATTTCAATTTTATTATAATAATGACATTTTTAATATTTCCACATCAATTATTTAATGATTTAAAACATTTAAATAAAAGTGATAAAATTTATTTAATTGAAGAACCAAGATTTTTCACTGATTTTAAATTCCATAAATTAAAATTAGCATATCATAGAGCAACAATGAAAAAATATTATGATAAACTAGTAAAAAAATTCAATATAAATTATATTGAATTTAATAAAGTTGATAATTTTTATAAAACTATAAAAGACGATGTTTCAATTATATTTGTTAATGATCATAAATTAGAACAAAAGTTAATCAAAATATTTAAAAATAAATTAACTATTTTAGAAAATAAAAATTTTTTAATTAAAAATGATGAATTAGAAACTATTAAAAAATTAATTAAGAAAAATAATAAATATTCACATGAAGAGTTTTATAAATATCAAAGAAGAAAATTAGATATTTTAATGAATAATGATAAACCAATTGATGGTAAATGGTCATTTGATAATGAAAACCGTTTACCTTTACCTAAAAATCATAAAGTTGTAAAAACTATAAATAAAATAAATAAAAATAAATATATAGTTGAATCTATAAAATATGTAGAAACTAATTTTAAAAAAAATTATGGTTCACTTGAAAATTTTATATATCCAATAGATAATATTTCATCTAAAAAATGGTTAAATAAATTTTTAAAAGAAAGATTATTTAATTTTGGTGCTTATGAAGATGCAGTTGATGAAAATGAACCATTTATTTATCATGCAGTTATTAGTCCAATGATGAATATTGGTTTAATAACTGATCAAGAAGTTGTTGATATATCATATAAATTTTATTTGAAAAATAAAAAAATAATTTCAATACAATCATTTGAAGGATTTATAAGACAGGTTATAGGTTGGCGAAATTATGTTTATACTTTATATTTATTAGAAGGTGAAACAATGTATGAAACGAATCAATTAAAACATCATAATAAAATAAATGACAAATTTTGGACCGGTGAAACTGGAATGAAACCGATTGATAATATAATCAATAAAATTATTAATTATTCTTATGCACACCATATTGAAAGATTGATGTATTTAGGTAATTTTATGTTATTATGTTTTATTGATCCTAAAGATGTTTATAATATATTTATGGAATGGACTATAGATGCATATGATTGGGTTATGGTTCCTAATGTATTTGGGATGAGTCAGTATTCAACATCAATAATGATGACAAGACCATATTTTTCTTCGTCAAATTATATAAATAAAATGAGTACATTTAAAAGATCAAAAAATGATGGTTGGTCGGAAATATGGGATAGTTTATATTATAATTTTATAAATAAACATCAAGATTTATTTAGAAAAAATTATGCTATAGCACAACAAGTGAAAAATTGGAATAACAAAACAGAATTAGAACAAAAATTAATAATTAAGAAATCTAATGATTATATTAAATTTTTGTTTTAAATTTAAATATTTTGTAAAAAATGTGATATATTGAGTGTATTTTTCAAATTATATTTAAATGATCAAACATTATTATTATTAATGTTTAATTATATAAATGAAAATAATCAAATTAAAATAGAAATTCAAGATAATTTTAGAATGAAAATAGATAAAATTATAAACCAAGAACGTGATGATGATATTGATCATTATTTAGCAAATTATAATTTAATGAAAGATCAAAATATTTGTTATAATCATGATGTTTATTATAATCATGATGTTTGTTATACATGTTTTAATATTTTTGGACGGTGTTTATAAAAAAATATTACAACATGGTTTGAAAGTTTTTCTATGAAAAATAGAATTCCCATATTTTTCTAAACCTAATAAATGTTTTTTAGTTCCATATCCCATATTATTTAATAAATCATATTTTTCATTTAATTCAATATTAGATGAACATAATTCTTTTATATATTCATCATGATATTCTTTTGCAATAATTGAGGCTGCTGCAATTGAAAAATATTTACTATCACCTTTAACAATTGATTTAATACTATAATCTTTAAATTTTTTCTCCCATCCTGTCCCATCAATAATTAAAGTAATATTATCTTTTTTTAAATTAAAATTTAATTTTAAATTTTGAATAGCTCTATCCATTGCTAATTTTGTAGCTTCAAGAATATTAATTTTATCAATTTCTTCAGATTCAGCATAACCTACCCCCCAAGCTTGTACATTAGATTTAATCCATTCAAGTGCTTTTCCTCTTTTTTTTGCTGATAATTTTTTAGAATCATTAATTAATAAATTATCGGGTGTATTTTTACCCCATATAACTGCTGCAGCATATACCCTACCAATTAATGGACCTCTTCCTGCTTCATCAATTCCAATTTCTAGATCTTGATTTAAATAATATTTTTCCATTTAATGATAAAATATTATTTGTCTTTAGATAGAATTTTATTAAATTAATTACTATAAACCCAAACTGAAAAACATATTGGACATGTTTTATGTTTATGAACCCATGGGTGAATACATTCTTCGTGAAATGAATGAGAACATATCCCTTTTACAATAGTTGAATCAATACCTTTATCCATATTATATAAACTTTGTTCATTCAAATTATTTCTACAAATAGTACAATCTACATTAGATTGTAAATTATAACTCCAACTACTAAGAATTTTAATATCATTAATAATAAACTTATTTGCCATATAAAATAAGTTTATCATTCTATTATTTTTAAAATCAATTTTTATTTATATAATTATCATATTCTAATAATAATTTAGTATAATCATAACTTTCTATTTTTGATACTATTTTAACTTTATCTTGATCTAATTTAATAAATATTTGTGTAGGTAATGATTTTATTTTATACATTGTAGATAATTCTTCATTATCATCAGTATCAATATAACATACTTTTAACAATGACATCTTCTTAATACTCTCTTCCTCACACAATTTTTCTTTTAATTTTTTACATGGACCGCACCAAGATGCACCAAAATAAAGTAAAATAACATTTGATTTATTATTAATAATAAAATCATCTAATTCTTCAATATTATTAATATTATGCATTATTAATACAATGAATAATAATCTTTAAATATTTTAAGTCTTAGAATCAGAATCAGAATCTTCTAAAACTGATAATATAGATTCACTACTATCACTTAATGAAAAATCTGAACTATCTGAATCAGTATCTGATGTGCTAGAATCTCTTCTTAATAATTTTTTATCAAACTTGTGAATATTATGAGTATGACCTTTCTCATCAGAACTACCTCCAGATTTTTCACTTGATTGAGTTGATAAATTAGAATCTTCAGAAAGAGACTCTGAAGAAACTATTTTTTTTTTGTTTTTTTTCTTACCACCATCTTGGACAGGTGTATCACTTAGTTGTGAAATATTAAAGAAATCATTATTACCACCATTTTGAAATGGTGTATCAGTTAAATTAGATACATTCATTATATTTTTGGAACCACCTTTCTGAGTCTGAATTGGAGTATCAACAATTTTCATTATTCTTTTTGGCTTATCATTTTGAAATGGTGTATCTGATAAGTTTGCTACATCCATAATATTACCATTTCCACCATTTTGAGTCTGGAAATTATTTAATAAAACTAAATATTTAGTTTTATATTTTAAATATTTTTCTTGAAAAGTTGCCATATATATTTATATAGAAATTATTATTTTTAAATTTAAAAAATCTAAATATTATTAATAATGGAAAACCCACCGTCAATTGAAGAAACAAAATGTGCGCCAGGTAAAACATATGAGAATGGATCGTGTTTTACACATGAAGCATTAAAAATAATTGCTATTAATTATAATAAAAAAAATAAAAATAAAATTGATATTAATTTAAGTAAAGCCGAGTTGGTTAAAGAATTAGATGATAGATTATCTAATAAATGTGATACTCAAACATGTTGGTTAAGATTAGATGTTGCAAAAGCATTAGATGAAGACATTATTGATAATACTTTTAGACCTGAAGGTCCTAAGAAAAAATATGAATGGTTAAGTACTACACATATAAATGATGTTGTATCACAATATCAAGAAGTTTATGAAGATTTTATTTTTTTAGGGGCATTTCCATTAGATTTTGATAATTTGCCAGTTTTTGGAATTAAAAAATTAAATTTTGATGAATTAATTAAAGATGGTAAAACAAAAATTGGATTAGTAATTAATCAAGATGAACATTGGAAATCTGGTTCTCACTGGGTTGGGTTATTTATTGATTTTGATAAAAATGCAATTTATTATTTTGATTCAGTTGGTAGTCCGCCATTAAAATTAACTAAAAAATTTATAACTAGAATTGCAAAATTTATGTATTCAAAAAAATATAAAGAAGAATTACCAGTTAATAATGTTCTTAAAATTTTTAAAAATCTTAAAGAAGTATCACAAGATAAATTAAATACTTTTATTGATACAAAACAATATTTAAAAAATTTGATTAATGATTTTGATATTAGATTTAATAATATTCAACATCAATTTGATAATTCTGAATGCGGAGTATATTCAATCAATTTTATTGTTAATCTAGCTAGTGGTAAAAAATTCGATGATGTTATTAATAATGTTACAAAAGATGAAATAATGAACCAAAATAGGAAAATTTTCTTTAGAAATGTTAATTAAAAAATTGATTTTTATAATCTATAATTACATTCATAAATTATATAAAACCACAATCTAGAACATGTCGCCGTTAATTATCCATTTATTGTCAATATCTAATGATCGGTATATTGTGTTAATTAATAATTTTAGATACGACAATGAAGGTGAACCATTAACACCTAATATTGATCATAATTGGATTGATATTGATGGGAACCATCATCAAATTGATCCTCGTGATGGATTACCACCATTGTTTACAATTAATAATAATGGTTCAAGAGTTTATATTTGGTAATATAAACTCTTGAATAATACATTTATTATAAAGTAGTCTTGAATTCTTTTCTAAAAAACTGGAAAAAAGTTTTAATTGTTCAATTGTTCAATTACGAAACTTAATGAATGAGGTAAATTATTAAATTCTATTTCTCTTCCTTTAACATCTTTAAATGATACATCAAATAAATCAATATCAAATGGATCTTTAAATTTAATTTGGATATCAGAGTGACCATTAAAATATAATATTCCAAATGGATTATCTGATATATTATTTAAATATAAATATATTTTATCACTAATTCTTAAATCCCAAATATTATTTGAAATATATTTATTATTATTATTATAATCTAATGTGAAACCAAATATTTCTTTACTCATACACGTAGAAATTATATCAAAATTATTATCAGATTCAAAAATTATTTTTTGTTGATTATTAATTGATAATTTAATATCAGTTAATTTATTATTAAATATAGTTATAATTTCATCAATGTTATATTTTCCTTCATCTATATTAATATTAATAGTTTCCTCATTTATTTTAAAAATTAAATGATTATTATATTTATTAATATTAAATATTGATTGTGGTATTGAATATGACATTAATTTAATTCCAATAACATTAGTTATTGGTTTGTTTATTTTCCATTTATATGATGAATTATTATTAATATCTGATACTTCTATTTGTAAAAAATTAGATTTAAATAAATAATCATATTTCTGATTTCTAGAATTGAAATCTATTTCTTTTAATTCTAATTCATTATTTCTTTTTACTAATTCTAATTCTTTTAATTCTAATTCATTATTCTTTTTACTTATTTCTATTTCTTTTGATTCTAATAAATGAAATTCATTTGCTATCTGTTTTTTAATATCATTTAATTTACTTTCTTCATTTTCAATAATTTCCTTTAATTCTCTATTTTCTCTCTCTAATTCTTGAATTTTTAAATTATCACTTTTAACATTTATATTCATTGTTTTCATTTTACTTTTTAAATTATTAATATTAGGATTTTCAGTTGCTTTATCAATAGATCTATTCATATTATTCTTTATATTTCTTGTATTATCATGATCTCTTTGTGCAACTTGTTGTCGTTGTCTTTCTTGTTGTTCTATTTGGTCTCTCTGTGTAGCTTGTTGTCGTTGTCTTTCTTGTTGTTCTATTTGGTCTCTTTGTGCGACTTGTTGTCGTTGTCTTTCTTGTTGTTCTATTTGATCTCTTTGTGCAATCTGTTGTCGTTGTCTTTCTTGTTGTTCTATTTGATCTCTTTGTGCAACTTGTCGATTTGATTGAGGATCTTGTTGTTTAGGTTTTTGTATTTTCATAAAAGTATTATCACCTATATCTGAATTTGGAAATTTATCTGTGGTAAAATCTATTTTACCTTGATTATTACTAATTGCTAAAGAACCTCTATCAGATTGTAACCTTTTTAATCTATCATCAAAACTACTATTATCCTCTTCAATTTCTTCTTCAATTAATGGTTTATCAATATTATCTAAACTAAATAAATCAGCACTAACATCATTTGATAATCCTTGAAATCCAATATTAAATTGATCCGATGTTGAATTTTTAAAATCTAACTTTGCATTTGAATTATTTTGTATTTTAAAATCTGTCATTCTTGTAGGTGTTTCTTCTTTATTTGATGTTTTCTTTGGTTTTAAAAATTCTGGTGTTGAAGGTCTTTGATTTCTACTATTTAATTCTTGGGTTCTTGATTGTTGAATATCACTCATTAAACTTTTAATATCATCTTTATTTCTTCCATTAGTATAATTATTAAATTGATTTTGATCATTTGAATTTGTTACAATTGGTTTAAATGCTTGATCTAAATTAGCTTCAAAACTATTATCAAAACCTGAAAATGAATTATTACCAGTTGGTTCATTAAATTTTGTAGATGTTGGTCTTTCCATTAATTTATTCCCTTTTGTTGGATTAGAATTAAAATCTCTATTAAATTTAAGGTCTGACGGTGATTGAATTTCATTAATAGTATTTCTTAATGAATGATTTTTAAATTGTTCAAATAAAGTATTAATATTATTAGAGTTTACTTTACTCAAATCAATTTGTTTAAATACAATTTTCATATTTTTTATTAAAACATTAATTATTTCTTGTTTTAATTCACGAGGAATATTTTGTTTATTTGTTTGTTGTAATAAAATTTTATTTAGATTAGATATATTTTCCTTTGCAAAAAATTTTGCTTGAATTTGTTCCATTAATAATATTATTTATGTTTTTTTATATAATTAAACGAATCATTAAAATAGAGTTTATAAATTAAATTTTATTGCTAACAATAAATGATGATGTAATAAATAATTGTTTATTACATTCAAATTGATACACTAATTCATTATCTGTTTGATAAATATCTTTAATTACAGATAATACTATTTTCTTTTCTTGTTTACAGAAAATATAAGATATATCACCTTTACTTAATTTTTCAACAGGTTTCAAAATATATCGACTATTTATTTCTATCATAACAAGTTGATTATCTGTCAAATTAATTGTATTATCAAATGAATCAACAATTGTAAATAATTTATTTGACATTCCAACTGATTTAATAATAATATCAGTCGGTTCAAATGAATTAATTGTCATAAATGGATTAATTGACATAACTTTATCATCTGATGTCATATCACCTATTTTTTTATATGTTACACCATCACCCATCATCAACATTGTGCTAGAAGAAATTTCATAAATATTATTAGAAGAATCCATTAATTATATAAAAGAAAAATAATTAATAGGTTCATTATTCAATTTTTTTAAATAGATTTACTTGATAAAACAGTATTATTAGATGAATCAGAATCATATTCTTCTTCTAAATTTATAATCACTGAATTATTATCAGGATTTGCAATTTTTTCCCATGGAGGATAATAAATATCATTTTGATTATATTGATCATCTTTAAGGATACCATGAATAATTAATGCCATTTTAGCAGCATTTTGTTCACCTTCTTTTTTAGAATTACCGATTCCAAAGGCAACACATCTTTTTTGAATAGGATCATTAGGTTTAACATCATATTTTTCTACACCCATAATATATTTACGTTTATGTGGTAAACCTTCATAATGTATTGTTATATATTTAGGAAATGTCCATTTATTTTGATGATGTAATCTTAATAATTGATCTTTATAATTATTATCACAATAAAGTTTCTCAGAATAATCAATTAAAGTTTCTAAAAGATTAACAATTAAAAACATACATGGTTCAAAACCATTAGAACGAAATAATGCACCTAGAAATGCTTCGAAAATATCTTCGTGCATTTTATCCAGATTACGACCATTCATTGAATCAATTTGTTTACTAATAATAAAAAATTTACCTAAACCTATTTCTTTAGACATTAATGCTAAATTTTTTTTATCTTCTAATTTTGATTGAAGTTTTGTCATAAATCCTTCATCTTCTTTTGGATAACGATTAATTAAATAGAAACTTACGATTAATTTTAATACTCTATCACCAAAATATTCAAGAGTTTCATAACTAGTTTTAAATAGTTCTAATAATTGTGGTGGATTACCTAATTCTTGTTTAGAAGCAATTAATACTTCATCTGGAATAATATCTTTTTTACAATATGATTTATGTGTAAAACATTCAACAAAATAATGTATATGATTAATTTTATCAATATTAACATTATAAGTTTTTAAAATTTGAATAATATCTTCTTCTTTAACAATGATATTATTCAAATTGTAAGGAATTTGAATAACTTCATCTTCTCCATCTGGATTTTTATATATATAACCATCATTAATATAATTAGTCTTCATCATTGATATATATAATTATTATTTCTATAAATAACTATTATCAATTTTTTTAGATTAATAAAAATTGAATTTAAAATATATAAATATATATATATTTATATAAGTAATATGCTCTATATGGTTTGTCCAACATGTAATACTTTTCTTGGATCAAAAGTTCTTGAATATGAAAAAGGAAAAGAAAATATTTGTAAAAATCCAAATTTATCTACTGAAGAAAGAGAAGCAGAAATGACAAAACTATTATTAAGTTTAAGATTAAAAAGATATTGTTGTAAAATGAGAATGATGAGTTATAAAGATATAGTTCAATTTATAAATTCTGTTCCAAATGAAGAATAAAATTTATTATCTAATATTATATAAATGTCTGATCAAATAGATATTAATCAACAATTTAATATGGTTGAATTTAATAGAATTTTTGAACAAAATAATTTAAGTTTAGAAAATAAAAATATGCCAATAAATGATTGTAGAAATAATAATGAACAAAAACCAACTATTTTCTTTATAATAACATGTGTATTTATATTTTTAGGAATTTCTTTATTATTAATTAATAATTTTATAAATTTTTCCTAAAATATAATAATGAAGATATATATATTAAGACATGAAGATAGAACTCAAGATTGCACTTTTTTTTCACCATTAACAGAATTAGGATTACAAAATTCTAAAAAATTAGCTGATATTTTAAAAGAACATAATATTAATTTAATTTTTTCATCACCATTTATTCGAACATTACAAACAGTAAATCCTTATTTAAAAAATAATAATTTAACAGTAAATCTAGAATATGGATTATGTGAAATACAACATCCAGATATTATTCCTTTAAAATCTGTTGGAGTAACATTACCAGAATATTTAGCTAAACATTATAATTATAATCCTAAATATACTTCATATATTAAACATGATGGATTAAAATATCCAGAAAATACAAAAGAACTTCAAAATAGAACTATTAAAATAATTAAACATATAATAAAAGAATATTATATGTCTAACTTAAATATATTACTTGTTACACATCAAGGAATATGTAATACAATATTAAAAATAATTAATAAATCATCATCTAATTATAAAAATAAACTTGGTTTAGAAATTTTAAATGGATATCAAAAAGGAAAACTATGTTTAATTTTTGATAATGATTGGACATTTAAAAATATAAATTAATTTTTTATAGTATCTAAAATATAATTTTCTATTAGAATATATAATATGAAAGTATATTCACACTCATTACAAGGTAAAAGGAATGCTAATGAAGATCAGCATATTCATATTTTAAATTTAAATGGAGAAAATAGTGAATTAAATAATATTAATTTATTTGGAGTATTTGATGGACACGGTGGAAAACTTGTAAGTAAATATCTAAAAGAAACTTTACCACAG